CTAAGACAGCTCAATCATCAGGATCTATAGGTACACTACTAGGACGTAGATGTAGATTTAATAAATGGGAACCAAATCAATTTGGTATGCATAAACCTATGGACTTTGAAGAAGCAGAAAGAACTTACGGTAGAGGTAGAATTAGAAGAGCCTTTACATACAAAGCTTTAAATAAATTAATACAAGGATCTGCGGCAGACATGACAAAAAAAGCTATGGTAGATTTATATAATGAAGGCATTGTGCCACACATACAAATTCACGATGAGTTAGATATTTCTATACAATCAGAAGAGCAATCTAAAAAAATTATTGAAATTATGGAAAATGCTGTTAGTTTAGAGGTTCCTAACAAAGTTGATTATGAATCAGGTTTGACTTGGGGAGATATTAATGGATAACTATGGCTTATTTAAACGCAAACATACCAGCAACTTATGCTCAAATTAAAAGAGAATATTTATATGATTGTAAAAAACATCATGGAGAAGTGGAAGACTGTATTATCTTTGGCATTACATCTATGGGAGGACGTGCAATCTTATTTCATTGCATTATGGAAAATGGTGCAATCTTTTATCGTCTGCCAATTACGGCTTTTATTCAACGTGGTTTTAAACCGGAGTCTGTTCCCATTAAGAGACTTGATGAACTACAACTTTGGAATTCTTTTTCTTATCATCCTGCTGTTAATCGTTGGGATATTTTAGGATCCTCTTCAGGCAAATACATAGGTAAAGACAAAAAATGGCATCATGGTAAATACTTATTTACCATTGACTGGGCTCACCCAGATGTTAATATACTAGATACCGATCATTCGGAAATTCCGCACGAACATAAGTGCGCTCACATAATTGCTTTAGATGATGGCAACTATGCGGCTCAGCCAAACAATAGATGTATATGGGATCTACCTTCGTTTACAGTTAAGGATAATATTCCTGATTGGAAGGTACAAACAAGTGAATGGAATGTAGAAGATACAGGTCAATGGAAAACAGAAGACACTGATAATTTCTTTTACGAAATTGAGGAGAAAAAAAATGATTAAAAAAATATGCAATAAAATTAAAGGTTTATGGAACAAATGGGTTCAATGGATCTTTAGCGGCTTTTACAAATGAAAAGAAAAAAACCTTTAGTATTAAAAAATGAAGTTAAGGAGCCAAGTAGATTACAATGGCTTAAGAAGAATATAGTAATTGTTCCGGTAGTAGCAGCAATTATTGCCGGAACTTTTACATCTGTTAGATATGTTTTATCTTTAACAGATACTATTACAGCTAACCAAGAAACTATTTTTAAACTAGATGAAAAAAACACAGCATCAAGAACTGACATCAACGATCTTAAAACAAGACTAGCAACAGCAGAAGCGACATGGACGATGGCAGAGAATCTATTTAGACAGCTCTCCGACGTTGTACGGGACCACACCTATGACCTTAAAGATTTGGCGAGATAACCTATTATGGATTGTATTCTTTCTTTGTGTAGCAACTTACGCAGAAGCAAAGAATGAATATCTAAATGACTACGGAACTTGTGAAAGAGGTTACTTTGAACCCTACACAGAAGTTAATCAACGTGATTATAAATCAGGTACAAGTGATGAATGGCAAGACCAAAGAGTAGGTTTTAGATTTCGTATGCCTTTAGGTGCTGTGTGTAGTGATGATTATATTGCAGAAATGCAGAAAAAAAATAAAATAAAAACCCAACTTGAACTCATAAAAGAGTGTAAAAGAATACCTAGAATAAGCCCTCCACCTGTAGAGTTTGCAGAACTGTTTAATATGTGTAATAAACTAGGGGTTGTAGGAATAGTAGAAAATAAACAACCAGATGGAAGACATTGGGATAATTTAAAGATACAATATCTAAAAGATAATCCTGATGTTGTTTTAATGAAACAGGCAATGCCAAATGAAAATTAGTGAAAATACATCAATAAATATGCCTATTCGTAATATGGCAATGATTATAGCTGGCGTTGTAGCTGGTGTGATCGCATACACAGAGATAACTGGAAGATTAACAAGCCTTGAGACATCAAGAGAATTGTTTCAAGCTGACTTACTCAAGAAGAGCGAACAAAAGCCTACAGATCAAGAACAATTTATGTTGATAGAAGATTTATATAAATCAACTGAAAAATTAGAGAAGACACAAGAACAAAATATGACCAACAAAGTTAATATACAATTTATAAGAGATCAATTAGAGAAAACTCTATTAGACGTTGAGAACTTAAAAGATAAAGTTAGAAAAAATGGAAATGGAGCTCACTAATGATTGCTGAAATTGTAGCATTATTAATGTTTGTAGGACCTGATATTAAAGAGCATAGAATACAACCCTCTATGTCTGAATGTTTAAAGGGTAAACGTCATGCTAGTCGTAATATCTCTGAAAATGTAGAGTTTAAATGCATTAAATCTAAAGCACAATTAGAAAAAAATATAGATGGATCTTTCTCTATAAATGCGCTAATATTAGAATAATATGGCTAAACCAATTACAACTAATTTCAGTGGACCTGTTTTAACTGGAACTGTACAAAATACAACAGGTACTACAACAGGAAGAGTTGCAAATGAAGGTTGGGTTCTTAATACTCAAGTTTCAGAGAAAATATTTTTTAACAGTGGCACAGATTTTGATACAGGAATTGTTATACCTCAATATAGTAATATAGTTGATGCTCGTCTTATAGTAGAAACAGCATTTGCTAATTCTAATACTACTGCAGTTACTTTGGGTGGTACAAATTTAGGAAGCACTAATGCAATATCAGATAATAATATAGGCACTAGTGTTGCTGTTTCAGCAACAGCATTTGGTCCTTTTACAATTTCTCAAGTAGCAGAAGATACTTTTTACGGAGCTAGCGCTGAATCTTTTTCAGAAGCGGATACAAGATTATATGTTAATGTTATACCTAACAGTGCAACAGCCGGACGAATTAGGTTATATGTTAGTTATGTACAACAATATTTCCAAGAAGACGATCAGTAATTTCTAGGATAATGGGGCCCTTTTTATCTATAAATACAATTATTGCGACCATTGCAGTATGTTTAATAATATACTACAGTCTTAAACAATAAATCATGATATTATCTAAACACTTTAAACTTGAAGAGATGACCAAATCGATGACAGCTGTCAGGAAGGGTATTGATAATAAACCTGGAGCTGGAGATATAAAAAATTTAGAAAACGTTTGTTATAAAATTTTAGAACCACTACGAGCACATTTTGATTTACCAATTACAATTACCAGCGGCTATCGTAGTGAAGCTTTATGTGAAGCGATCGGTAGCAAAAAAACATCGCAGCACGCACTCGGCCAGGCCGTTGACCTAGAAATAGCATCTATACCTAATATTAAAATTGCTTATTGGCTACAAAACAACGTCGATTTTGACCAATTGATCATGGAGTATTTTGACCCCGAAGATCCAGCAGGGGGGTGGGTCCACGTAAGTTATAATGAAAATGGCGCTAACAGAAAACAAGTTTTAACATACGATGGTAAAAAATATGAAAACGGTCTTCCAGATATGAAATGGAAAGATGGTAAAGTAATAAGTTAAATTTATGAAAACTTTTAAAATTGGATATATTGATACGGTACATGGTGAATGCCCGCATTGTCATGAAGATGCTTTATTAGTAGCTATTGTTACAGATTTTTACAAATGTACATTGTGTGGTGAAGATACAAGACAATATGTAAATGGATCTATTAAGTATTTAAAACTTGATGACAGAGACAAAGAATTTATTCAAAAAGAAAAAGAAATAGATGAAAAAGAAGAAATAGATGGCTAAGAAAAAAGGTAATTTATATGGAGTCTCTAATTACAATAAAACAACTCCTAAAAAACGTAAAGGTAGAATTTCTAAAAAAACAGGGCCAAAAAGTAGAAAACGTAAAAAATATCGCGGTCAAGGTAGGTAATGAAACCTATAATGATCACCTTGATGTATCTTACATTTGGAGGTGATATAAAATTAAACACATTTGAAATACATACAACCTGTAGTAGTTGGTTTCATACAAATGTAGCACAAATAGAGAATAGAAAGACAACATTGTTTCAAAGTAGAACTTATCATGTGTATAAAAATAAAAAAGTTATTGGTTATGTATGTGGTGGAGATGAGCCTAGATAAAATCTAAACACCTATCATTTGTTTACATTGAAAATGTACTGTTGAACGGCTAGCTTCTACCATAGGACCAAGCTCTTTTATTAGATATAAACTTTTTTCATAACCTAAAATCATGCAATCTATATATGTATCATACATGGGAAGTACTTCTCTTGGGGGCATACAGGTCTGATATATGCTGGAACATATTGTCATAATTAATAAAAATTTCATTTGACCTCTTGTATATTTTGAG